ATCCATCATCTGTTGAGTCGTCTTGTAGTGGACATGGCATTCATCCACCACCGCAAAATCAAACTCAGGGATGTTTGGTCTACGGGCTATGGTCTGGATTGAAGCGATCTGAATAGGAGCCGTGTAATCCGTCCTCTCGTGATTCGATTGCATCACCCCAATATGAAGCCCCTGAGAGTCAAAGGCTTCTAGAGCCTGTTGTACCAATTTGACCCGATCACAGATAAAGATTCCCCTCTTGCCCTTCTTCATAGCCTCCGAAAGAAGGTAAGCAGCGGTGATCGTCTTACCAAAGGAACATGGGGCAGCGAGGATGACCCGCTTGTTACCTTTTCTGAGGGATTGACGAAGCATCTCGACTGCTAATTCCTGATGCTCGCGTAACTTCATAGATCGTCCCCTTCTTCGTTGAATATGCGCTCGTAGAACTTTCTCATGGGCTCTCTCAGAGGGATGCGGCCTCTAGTCCCGCTCTTGGTCACGTAGACCCAGAACTGTTCGCAAGCAAGCTGCTGGTCCCTACAGGTTTCGTAATGCTGACAGCCACCGAAACGCTCACAGGGAGGCTTCGGCATCTCATCGAGCGCGTCTTTGATTGTGTATCTCATGTCTTCCTCTCTCTCAGTCACCGAATTGGTGGACCCTCATACTAGGCAGGTCAGAGAGATTTGAGAAAGACTTTTAGGTTATTAGCTAATGAATCCATAGAACCGAGAGCGCTATAAGGGAGCTTCCCCGCTGAAGCACGCTCTACTAAGCCGTCTTGGTTCTCTCCTGAATGGACCTCTTCACATTTGCTCCAAAATTGGTCCTTCCTGATCCAGCCCAAAAGATCACAGCAAGCGGCTCGATCCTTAACCATGAGGACGGAGGCAAAGACGTAGTACAGGCAGGCTTGCTTCTTCTGGGATGAGGCGATATGGGCGGAGTAGTCAAGGCGGGGGAGGACGTTGCGGTTCTTAGACTTAACGTCAAAGGTTAAATCTGAGACGGTAAAGTCAGCGTCGAAGCTGTCAGAGGCGATGTAGTCAAAGGGTAGGTCGTGTTCAGCTAGCCACATCCCAAATATGGCTTCGCCTACATATCCCACGTACTGCCCTGTCCCTCCCTTTAAGATCGTCGTGCCGTTGAAGGCGCTTTCCGTACATTGAGCCAAGGCCCATTTGTGTGTCCCGTCGTTTATGGGGTATCTCATAGGCCCTCTTTCTTCAGGGTGCAGTTGTCTTTTGAGGACTGTTGGTGCCCCCAATCACGGATTCGTTATCTTTCCAGCTCAGAGACGGTCATCAGCAACGATTTACCTGCGGCTCGCAACACCGCCCCCCATCATTTGATGGCACCTGTACGCTGTTTGTCCCGTCCTCAGAGGTTGTCCCTGAGCGTCTCGCTTTGCTGCTGGCTGCGCGATGCGACAGCACGGCTTACGGTGAGCAGTACCGGTCGGCGAGATAGACGAGTCTTGGGGATTGAACACCACATGTAGTGGCGTTATAGTGTTCACCGCGTCGGGTGAACGATTCCAATCCTTTGCTCGTCGGCTCTTTAGGGGCTGGTAACCCCACCGACGCTTCCTTTATACCCCTTGTTACTCTCTCTCGCAAGGGGTATATTTGTTTCGCAGCCTCCCAGCTGCCTCTGACGGTCCCCTCTCTCTCCCGTCAGTCTGGGCCCCTTCGGGGGCCCTTTTTTTTGCCTAATTCCAAGAGATGAATTCCGGCTCAAGGCCTTCCTGATACGCCTTCCATTGTTCCCGGTAGTGCGCAGCGATGTCCTTACGATCCTTCGCCCTAACCCGATAGACCTCGTTTTTCTTCTCCATGAGTCGGAGCATATGGCCCTCGCCCAGATAGGTGCCGAGCCACGAAATGAAGTCCAAAGGGTTTTCCGTGAAATAGCGGTGATGGTAGTAGCAGAGGCTTACCGCGTTGTCTAAGGCCCAGCGGGTGCTTGAGTTACGTCTCCCCACGATATGAGCGCAGTGCAGCCCCTGATCCGGGCCGGGGAACGCCTTCCCGCAATACTCACAAGCGAAACCCGCCTTAGCTCTAACACATAAAGAAAAGAAGTTGTCCGCTGCGTCGCGCTTAATCGCCATAGGTCACATCTTCGATCAGCAGGTCAATGTAATGCCGGGCTTTTAACAGATCGTCTATCCCGCCCTTGTCCCTCCATCGGACCAAATACTTAATCGCATTCCCCTCACAAAAGGGAATATTGTTCGCCATGATGAATTCAACAGGCTGGATTCCGTATTTTTTATAATGGTCGCCGCCGATCTGCTCACCTTTAGCTGTCATCGTCATTCCTCGGGAAGTTTGAAATGGGCGTCAGGGGGTGCCTATCGTCTAGCAATTGGCGGAACATCTTTCTAGCTCTCGCGAGTAACGCCGTATCCCCAGAAATAATGGTGAGGGACATAGCCACCTCCCCATCCTGATCGGGGTCGTCCTCCTGCCACTCAATCCTATTCATAGCGCCCTCAGATACAGTTTGTTGATGGCGTCATTCAACTGACCATCGTTCTGGATGTTAAATACGTCTGAGACCGTCTGTGAGCCCTCCTGAAGGGTGATCTGGTAATAGTGGTCCCCATACCCCGGCATCCACTGACAGCCCACCTGCTGGTATTTAGCGACCTTCTGGAGGGTGCCTTCCATATTGCCATAGCTATTCATATTCTCTCCTCAATACATCAATGCCACAGGTTAACCGCATCTGCTCTCCAAATTCAGAGTGCATCACGATACATTTCATATCTCGTCCCGATAAGTAGCCACCGCCCACGCTGTGGGAGTCCCCGGCAGCGAGGGTCCTTACCATTTCGACCACGCAGCCGTTGTATTCAACCCTTGAGTCATGATGGTGGTGTCCGCGAAGGAATACCCTATGTTTAGTCGCCCCCCATTCTTCAGGCTTTTCCGTTGCCATGATCCCCGGCAGGTCTCGGTCCTTTGTCTGGTGCCCATGGACTACACCGATCAGGCACTTCCCGTGCTGTAAGTAATGGCGGGTCGTAGGTGCGTCGTGAACGATAACGCGGTTTTCGTTGGCGTAGAGGTTGCGGAAAAGGACGTTTAGGAAGTGCGCGAAGGTCTCATCATGATTACCGGGCGCGTTAATCAGTTCGACTATCTCATGCTTCTCCCGCATCCTCTCTAAACATCGCTTGATGATCCTTACCCCTACGTCGATCATCTTTGCCGTTCGTGAATCTCGGTCGAGGACATGTCCGCTGCGCTCTGTCGTGCCCGTCATGTTCGTATAGTGAAAGAAGTCCCCCAAATTAATAAGGACGCCGCGCTTAGAGGGAGGGCTACGCTCAACGAGGTAATCCACCGCGTTGCACATATCTTGTTCTGCAATCTGTAGATCAAAGTTTTCCCCTACTTCATCCGCCCACGCATACATCCCAACGTGAGGGTCGCCCCAAGGGTAAACACTCATAAGATGTTCGTTTACGTCAGAGGGAGGTGGGATGGCTTTAGTAGGCTTTACGTCTTCACAGATCGCTTCGACAGCCTGCTGCATGATCTCTAGCTGGGCTTCACGGTCGAGGTTGGTCTTAACCCACTGGAGCTTGGGCTTGCCTTCTTCGTCGTAAAGCGTAGACGTTCCCTTAACGACAAACGGGGCAGTAGTCGGTTTATTAAGGTCATGCTCCGGCGCATAACCCATCTTCGCCGCTCGGAGCTTTATTCGGTCTAGTGCTTGGCGAACCGTTCCAGAGTTAACCCCTGCAACCTTGGCCGCAGCCCGCATAGACCCGTGCTCGATAGTCCCATTGACGTACAGCCGTTCCTGTTCGGACACGCAGTAATTCAACAGCTCCGGGTCTACTTGCTTTGGTGCGCCCATTCCCCCTCCTTATGCCTGACTCTTGCGTATCTTCATAAACTCAGAATCAGACGGGGTTTGAAGTTGAAGGCCTAAATCCAAACACCACTGGTAGACCTCTTCCATAAAGAAGTACATCTCGCCTTTCTTGAGCTTGGATGTCTGCTTGAGTTGATTTTCAAGAGTGATCTTACCAGCCTTTATAGTTTCCGTGCCTAAGAATCTGAGCTTGCACACATCTTTCATCTCATCTTCGGTCAGTTCAGGCATCTTCGTCTTAAAGTATTTCACCATCTGGCGAATCCAGACATGGAATAAGGCATTCTGATCTAGGGATCGTGGGCTCTGATACACCTCTGGTTTAATTGAGACCGGCTTAGACCAGTCCCACTCATCCCTCAAATACGCCTTGAGGCTGTCTACTCGTTCGTCTAGTTGTCTCTTGCTATCAATCTTCCAGAACATGCCTTGGGTCCCCTGCCCCCCCGAAGGGGGGTTCTCCTCATTCATGGTTAATGAGCTAGCAGGCTCATTCATAGTTAACGAACTCATCAAGCGTAATCCCGAAGTAACTAGCGATATCCATCGCCATGGAGAGCTTCATGTCCTTCATGTACCTCCAACGGGATACTTCGTTATGGGGTACGTCGAAGGCTTGCCACAGCTCCTTGTTCGTTACGTTACGGTCTCTCTGAATCCGCCGTAGCTTCTCTCCAATGTAGATCGAATTAGAACGGGGCATCGCTAAGGTCATCTCCCGTATCCGCCTTCGGCTTCGTATCCTGCTTCTTGGAGAAGCTGAACTTCAGGACAGGAGACTTCGGGTTCTCGTTGTCTCCCGGCCAAGCACTTACGTAGTAATCCACCCCGTCAATGATCGCGCTCCCGGTATATTTAGGAGAGGTGGGCTTGTCTGCACGAGCGTTCTTCCAGATACCGCCACGGTTGTCATAGTTCATCTATAGCTCCTTAACTGCTTTATCAATGGTTTTACACGCTTCAGTTACGGCTTCTTCCAGCCGCTCTATGTACTCATCGTCTCTCTCTATCCGAGTGATGAATGAGTCCATCTCGGGATGGTAGGAAACGAAGTCCCACCACTTTCGTTCAGTGATCCACATACACCCTTGAACTTGGGGAATATGTTTAGAAGGCATCTCGTTAGCGTCGAGCGTCTTCTGGTGGTTATTGTCTAAGGGGCATTTAATTTCTATACCCCCATCTGTCCCTACGAAGCCATCAGGGCTACAGCCTGCTTCTAGGATGGGATGCTTAATGAACCCCATCTCAACGACCGTGTTCCCGCTCATGAACTCGTAGTAGGCTCGTGCTTCAGGCTCTAATTCCGTCCCTCTAGCCATCGCATCGTTCTGTGGTATCCGGTCTAAGAGACCCGTAATCCGCTCGTCTATCAACTGGCTAACGTAGCCATCGAAGGTCTTTGCTCTACGGCCTGTGGGTGTAATGAGCCTCCCGAAGGATGAGGCGGACGGTACGCCTAAACGCGCCGCCAGCCACTCATCAGTCCCTTGTTCTACGTCTAGGACGCGCATCACTCCTCTCCCTTTGAACTGTTAAGTAATCCTTACACGTTGCACTTTCCTGCGGATTGTTTCCGCGCTCGACAACGCTTTTCTGCGCCATTACTCCTTAGCTTTCTTGTTAAGGAGAGCAGCCTTAGCTTTCTCATATTGGGGAGCAGTCATGTCAGCTAGAGCCTTAACCTTTAACCATGCGAAGAACTTCTCAAGGTCGGTATCAGTCTCTACGATGAGGTCGTGTAGCTCTTTCTGCTGCTCGTCACTGATCTTCTCAGGCTCAACGATGGGCAGGTCTTCACCGGCGTAGATGTACCAGCCAAGGCCCATCATCGAGAGGCACTTAGTTAAACAGCGCATCTTGCAGGTATTCCGAGCGAAGGCATCAGGGTTCTTGATGGCTTGGTTCCGATGATTCATAACCGGAAGCCACATCATCTGAGTATGGCTCTGACCACCATGGTTCACCGTGACAAAGCAGGTGTACTCCACGGTGTCGTCTGGGAAAGACTCAGACGTAAATTCATAGGTGGTGTCAGGGAAATGCTTAGACATGACGCCCCAAGCATGAGCCCACGATAGGTAGGTGAGGTTCTGCTTCTTCTCGGTGAAATCAGATACGTCAATTTGGGACAGGGTGTCCCAGATATGTTTGGCTAGCATGATTTTCTCTCTCTGTAGATGGCCCCCCGAAGGGGGCCGGTTGGGTTACTTGCTTTGAGTTACTCGTTCGCATTCCGTTAGCACTGCGTCTACTTCGTGCCATGACGTACAGAACCTATCTCCTACGTCTAGCTCTGTTTCTACCCAGCAATTCCATCCGCCTTCATCTCGGCCAATGGTTAATTCGATGCCGAGCTTTTCGGCCATGCGTTTTGAGTGATAACGCGCCTTGGCATTATCTCTTCGGGCCTCGATCTCATGTTGAGTTGGTTGCGGCTTAAACGCTTGGCGCATAAGTGCGTTGAACGATTTAGTCATCGTCGGCCTCTCTCTCTTATTGTTAAAGAACATCGTCGGCGTCAACCGACATATACATCATAGCAAACTGACTGATGGTGTCAACCTTTTTCGACTCATACAGGAGCAGGTATTAGACCGAGTTCTCATAAGAACAGTCTTTCTTATAGTGATAGGATATAAGGGCTGCGCTAGTTTTCCCGCCCGTTGCTAGCGTAGCAAGGGGGGCTTAGGCCCCCCGTCTATCTACTTCTTGTAGGGCTTCTTCTTAGGCTTGCGCTTCATCATCCCGCCGGGGACGGGCTTCTTCTTTTCACCTTTCTTCATGGGCATGGCTAGCTCCTTACTCGTCGCGGATTAAAACGGCTTCAACGAAAATTGAGACGATGTTATCACCAGAGGATGACTTCGCCTCAAACTGGAAATCGGTCTTTTCTGCGATCCTGAAGGGCACCTGCCGGTCAAAGGACTGCTCGTCCGTTTGCCACGTTGCCTCGGCTACCCGTAAACACCGCCCCGTATGCGTCTTAGTGACGTTCCGATAGGTAATGTACTTATTGGGGTTGACGGTCCCTGACGTTAGGTCGATGCGCGTTAGGTAAAGAGACTGCCCGACCGGGACTGTAAAGTTACAGGCTTGGGTCAGCCCCTTACCAATCGAGATATACCCCACCACCGTAGCGCCAGAGGTAATGGTGATGTTCCCGGCGTTCTCTCCTGCGAGGATTACTGCGGAGTTTACGCGGAGAAACGCTTGAGTCGTCGTAACAGCCGACGTACCGTTGAGCGTAACCACCTCAGTAATGGGCCAGTAGTTCGCGTCCAGTCCACTGATAAGGACGGCCATAGTGTCTGAGGCAGACGAAGAAACAGCAGAAAGGCTAGCAGCACTGGAAGGGTAAGAATACAGCCCTCCATAATCCCACAAAGTCTCATAGGTCGTCCCGACAATAGGGTTCACGCCGAAGATGTTTACCGCCTGCGCGTCCTCAAAATGGCCCGCAGCGACCGCTAGAAGGCCATTGGGGGATCGTACTATGTCGTTAATCAGGCTCATTGGTTTCGGCCTCTGAGGGCGCTTTAAGGGACTTAGACAGCCCGTCGATAAATGCTTGTCTCGCTACCGTTATCTGGTGAAGGTTGAACTTTAGCTGTTCTTCCTTCGTCTGGAGGTCCTTGATTTGAGCAAGCATGTACTTCTGCTCGTCGTTGAAGGATTCCTCTTTGTACTCGGTGCCATCAATGGTAATCATACAAACTCCCGCCAGTTTAGGTTCTGCCACAATGCAGCTTCCGCCGCCCTACGTTTTACCAGCCCCTCCAAGACCTTCCCACCCGCTCTAGTCCATCGCTGCATCTGGAAAGGTACGTCGCTGATCGGACCAAAATTGATCCGGTTAAGGAGCGTGCTTTCTTTAAGGCTTCCCGGACCCAGATTGAACGTCCAAGAAACGAGAGCGTCGAACTGATTCTGCGTAAGGGGTATTTCCACCAGCCTTGAAACATGGCCCTCAAACTCCTCTAGGTCCTCAATCAGGTACGCCTCTGCCGCCTCCTGATCTATGACGTCACCAGCTTGTACGCCGCGTGTATGACCATAACCAATAGTCCATACGCCAGCAGGACATAAATACGCCTCAAGACGGCATCCTTCAAAGTGTCGGATAAGCGCCAAGCCATCATCGCCTGTCCTCATTTGCTGATCCCCTTCACCTTCTCAAAGCTCCTCAACCCACCTAATCCAAGCATCCCGAGCAGAACCGTCATTAGGTTATCCATGTCGAAAACAGGGAGCTTAGGAACGTCAAAGCCTACCCATGCGGCGATGAACATCAGGAAGGGAGCCAAAACGAAGTGCCATGCTAACGCTATTCCGCAGGTCCAGCCAATGAAGGGACGCCAACCGGCGACGAATGGGTTCCTAGAGGATGCTTCGGTCTTATTCACTTCGATCTGCGCAAGGGCCTGCTCTTGAGCGTGTCTCTCAGCCATCGTAGCGATCTCGTGAGCGAGCTTCGCCTTCTGGTCCTTGTCCTCAATAAACTTATCGAGAATGGACGACACAGGGCCTATGAGAGCCTCAAGCACTGCGTTCCATCAGACGGTCTAGCTTCGCGTCTAATGCCTCTAGCCTGTCGATGACTCGATTGATATCAGCGTGGACTTCCGCCTTCGTGACATACTCCCTAGCGATCTGTTCCCGCGTCGCCATGAGTTGCTCTTGGAGCTTATTCACTTGATCCGCTTTGGTCTTAAACGTCCAAGCTAGGAGGCTGATAGCAGCCGTGAGGATCGAACTCCATACAACGGTCATCTCCACGGCTTAGCTCCTGTTGTTCCATAGCTCAAAGAGTACGCGCACCTTCTCTTTAAGGGTCTCTACGTCCGCGTGCTGCTTTGCTAAAACGATCACCAGCGTGATAAACGCGAGGAAGATCGGCCACAGGGCGCTGATAGTGTCCAACATCTCTAAACTCCATCACGCGCCCAAGGTCATTCTACCCGTCTGCGTTCTTGTTTTTAAGCACATTGCCCGCCATCGCGTTCAAAACTTTAAGCACGAGAGAGGCGTATTTATCGTCTACCTTCGTCGGCGTTAATGCCGTGATAGCCGTCGCTGCCGTTACTAGCATCGTGAGGGCATTGATCCATGCTGGAATAGACTCGATGAACTCAAGCATCCCACGGCACTCCCGCCGCCGTCGTCGGGTTCTTCTCCGCGTCGATCTTGGCCTGAAGGGCCGCTTCCGTCGCGTCTTTATCTACAGACTCATAGACCCATGCTAGTACGTCAGCTTCCGTCAGTGACTCAAACGGTACAAAGTCAGGCGAGGTTGGATCAGGTGTAAAGCCACAAGTGCCGTAAGAGCTTGCAGAGTAGTCTCCGTCAGTTAGTGTGGCTCGCCAATGGGCTACTACGACTCCACCGTCTGCTGTGTTTCTTTCTAGCTGTGCGATTGTCCATACTGTCATTTTAGTTTGCTCCTTCAAGCTGTGCGACTCTTGCGCGTAGGGATTGGATTTCTTTAACGAGCATTGGGACTAGCTTGCTGTAGTCCACGCCCATCATGTCGTCAGACTCGGGGTCACCGCTAACGGCTTCAGGTGCAACGGTCATTAGCTCCTGAGCCACCATGCCATAGTCTTGATGCGAACCGTCAGCTTTCCAGTCGAACTGGCGAACTTGGATGGCATCAACCTTGGCCCCGGCGTCCTCTGCGTCCGCGATGTTTTCCTTCAGGCGAGCGTCGGAGGAGGTGTTGTATGCGGTAACCGATCCATCAGTGGTAATGCTACCAACCAAAGACCCAGCAGCAGCAGAGCCAGTTGTGCTTCCGCTGTACCAAAAACCTACAAACGTAGGTAGGCCATTGGCGTAAAGATCAAGCACTTTACCCGCAGCATTATTAGCAGCAACCTGCATCCCCGTTGATGCACCAGCAGGGGAAATGAATGTTCCAGCAGATTGAAAAAACGGGTTACTCGTCGTCCCAATCCCGACGTTGCCGCTTGAGTCGATGCGCATTTTTTCAGATAGAGTCGATGCTGTGCTTGTGTAAAACACCATTGAATTATCAACAGCAAAATTAACTTCACTAAGACTACCGATAGCGACGCCTCTGTTTTCATCAGGTGTACAATGAAGTCTTATTCTTGCTCCATCACCTACAGTTGCGGCATTTTGATTATTTCCTACATCAATGACATTAATTACGCCAGTGCTGGCATTTCCTCTTACACTTAGATTCGCTCCAATATCTGTGGTGTTGATCCCAACATTGCCGCTTGAGTCGATGCGCATGCGTTCTGTGGCGTTAGTT